TATATGTTTGTTCATCTACAACGACAACGCGGGCAGGCACGCTAGTTCCGTCAAAAAGAACTTCAGCTGTGGCGGGAACCTTTACGCCATCACGAATCTTCGATAGATATATTCGGTATTCATGGACCTGCGCTTGAGCAGCGGCAAGAGATCCATACTTTCCTAAAATGTATCCTTCAAAATTATATGTATCTAACGGCCAGTCAAAATGTACATCAGATATATCATTAAAGTGAAGAACCAACCAAGCATATTTTGAGTCACCATAATACTTATCGGCAATGGTATCTGGGCGGTCGCCGTCTTGTATATCATATTCATAATAGACTTCTGCTTTATTGGCCAGCGAATTTGGTATTTTAAACCTTCGCAATATATTGGTCAGTTTTACTGTTTGCCCTTGATTGGTTAGGTCATGGTCAATAGTTGGGAAGTATGAAAAATAATTTGACATTATTCACCCTCTTTGGTGACATTAGCAGGCTCAGGCAAACCCGAGTCAAGAGTATCTCTGGTAATGATTTTCGTTTCTTGGAAGCTCAACTGGATTTCAACCGAAACAGGGGCGCCAGTATCTTGGAAAAATAATGGGATACCTTCTCCGTTGTAATTGACTGTCAAAGATTTCAAGACACAAGTACCGATTCTATACAGGTTAGCTGCTATTGAGTCAGAGAACATAATCTCAAACTCGTCTGGGTATGTGAATCCCAATGACCCAGCAAAGTATCCAGGATGCATATGATATTTAAGCGCACCAATTATTTTTTGTATTGCGATTGATTCTCCAGCATTTCTTGCTATAAATTTATAAGTGAAGCTATGCTCACGCATATCGACGCCCTTAAACAACACAGCCATGTGCGGGTTTACAGCCAATCCTTCGTCTACAGAAACACCTGAACCAACGGCTCCGGCAGTTCCCAGCGCACCGAGCGCACCACCAACGCCGCCGAATCCAGCAGTACCAGCTGCGGCAGCTATTGCGGGAGTGGCGACGGCGGCAGCTTTCATCGCGCCATCACCGTCACTACTTTTAAACGCGGAAACACCAGCGGCAACCTTTGATGAGATTAGGTCACCAATATCCTGAGCAGCTGCGCTCATATCACCGGTGCCAATTCTTCCAGCTGCGGCAGCGCCCAGAGCACCAAGATCAGCGTTCTCATACTGCGCACCATAGGTTGTCGATAAATTGCTAGGGATCGGGAGAACTACATTTCTTATGACCCGCTCTTGGGGAGAATCATTCCTAGATTCCCTTGCGCGATTCATCACGCTGAGTATCATGTAGTGCTCATCGGCCAAATCAGCTGGAAACTGTAGCGGCTCTTTCACCTTTCGAGAATTATACAATTCTTTTAGAGGGGAGTTTACTATGTTGCCAATTTTAGATTTTTCCAACAGAGAGTTGAAGTTTGCGTTGAGGGATACGCCATTACTACCAGCAGATGCTGAGAATGCGCCCTGACCTGCTGCTCCGGCAATGTTCTCTAGACTGCCTTGTACCTGAGCAACCGTAGACTTTGCCTTTGATGTTAACTGCTTTAGATTTATTTTTGCCATTTACTGAGCCTGTATAAATAGTGCTTTGACGAAACTATTTATAAGCATTCTTATGGCACAATTCTATAAAGGCAAGTATCAACCGAAATTCCCTCAGAAGTATAAGGGCGACCCGAAAGACATAACATATAGATCCAGCTGGGAGTTGAACTGCATGTCATACTTTGATAAGAATCCGGATATACTGTGGTGGGCGTCGGAGCCGTTTCCTATTGGTTACCGATCACCGATTGACGGAAAGAAGCACAGATACTTTGTTGACTTCGTTATCAAAACAAAGAACAAAGAAACTATCATGATAGAAGTTAAACCCTTTGCTCAGACTCACGCACCCAAAGCCCAGAAGCGCCTCACTAAAAGGTATCTGAACGAGGTTAAGACATGGGGAGTTAACCAAGCTAAATGGGAAGCTGCGATGGACTACTGCAAGGATCGTGGTTGGAAGTTTCAAATACTCACAGAGAAAGAGTTGTACAAAAAGAATAAATAGGGTATAGGAAAGAGGATAACGATATCGCAACTATATTTGATACAATATTAACCACGGGTGTTCGCAAGGGGCAGATCCCCGCACGGACTCAGGCTGCTAGGGATTGGTATCGGGCAAAGGCTCGTGACCAAAGAAGTGCTGCCACATATCCAGCCAACTTACTCAAGGATATGGCTGGTAAGAAGAATGTTCAAATAGGCAGAATGTATCACTTTATGTATGCCCCGAAGCACGCGAAGACTCTGCCATACTACGATAAGTTTCCTCTAATATTCATGGTCGCCCCAGCTCCTGGTGGGTTCCATGGAATCAACCTTCATTATCTTCCCCCTAAACTCAGGGCAATGTTAATGGACTCATTATATGATATTACAAATAATACGAAATATGATGAGTCTACTAAATTAAAATTGTCTTACGATGTACTAAATAGTGCTAGTAAGTATAGATTCTTTAAACCAACATTCAAACATTATCTGAGCAGTCAAGTCAGGTCTAAGTTTATTGAGATAAATTCTACAGAATGGGACACCGCTTTATTCCTACCAACTGAAAGGTTCGAGAAGGCGAAAAAGACTAAGGTTTGGTCGGATAGCAGGAAGATGATCTAATGGCATTTAACATTAACGATTTGGTCGGCGAGCTAAATAAATCTGGCGTCGCTAAGACTTCTCACTTTGAAGTATTCATTCAGGGTGGGGGTGACATCGATACCGAACGCCAACTGAGTCTTCGAGCAGAAACCGCTGATATTCCAGGAAGGAGTATAACTACTGTCGAACATAAGTTCCAAAACTATGGACCAGTTACCAAGGTAGCATACGGACAAGTGTATGGTGACGTCTCAGTACAGTTCCTCCTCAGCGAAGATATGCGCGAGAAAGAATACTTTGAAATTTGGCAAGATAAGATGGTCGGGACTGGCGCATTCAGTGAGAACAATGGAACCAATGCCCACAATACAAATTATTTTGATAATTATACTGGGACTGTAGAGATACGGCAGTATGGTGCACAAGGTGGGCTTCGTGCCATACATATATTGAATGACGCGTACCCTCTTATCATAAACCCCATAACTATGAACTGGGGCGAGGATGCTGCTGCTAAGCTCGGCATTACTTTTGGGTACAAAAACTATAAGTGCGTATTCACTAAGCAAGATCAACCTGGAAAGGGGTTTGGCTTTTCGTTCAGGCTTGGGTCTGAGGGTATTAGTGGTGGGTTGAGTTTGCCCAGCATAGGAAATATATCAGCTACATCTGGCGTTGGTGGGGTGATTAATGCTGCGGTCGGTGGCCTTAATAATAAGGTTGCTAAGATCAGAGGCATATTTTAACATTAAATTATAATTGGAGAATATTATGGCTTTACCGTCATTAGCGACACCTGAGTTTATTACGACAATTCCGTCAACGGGTGCTGAGATAAGATATAGACCGTTCCTAGTCAAAGAAGAAAAGATACTTCTTATGGCTCTTGAGGGTGAAGATACTAAAGAAATCAATAGCGCGATTTCTAGAATACTGAAGAACTGTATAATTGATGACATTGATGTGCGGAAGTTATCCACCTTTGATGTTGAGTATTTGTTTCTTCGCTTGCGAGGGAAGTCCGTTGGCGAAAAGGTAGAGTTGAAGATTGGCCATCAAACGGGGGCTTGTCCTCACAAAACTGATGTAGAAATAGACCTTGATGCGGTTGTGCTGAATGGTGATATTTCTGATGGGAAAATACTAATGTCCGGTGATGTTGGGGTCAAACTCCGCTATCCTGGGTTGGCTGACATTCAAGAAGGTGATGATGCGGCTTCTGGTATGTTTAATATGATAACAAGTTGTATTGAATATATCTACGATGCCGAAGAAGTATATACTGACTTCACCCCGAATGAATTGGAAACATGGATTGAAGGGCTGAGTGCTCAGCAGTTTAAACATATATCTGACTTCTTTGAAGGGATGCCGAAACTATCCCATGACATAACATGGAAGTGTTCGGAGTGCGGTGAGAAAGACAGCATAAAGCTGGAGGGACTCGATAGTTTTTTTATCTAAGCATGGTACATGACTCTTTGGCGAATATGTACCAGATGAATTTCGCGCTAATGCATCACCACAAATACAGCCTCACAGAGCTGGATAACATGATACCATTTGAGCGTGACATATATGTTACATTATTAAAAAATCATTTAGAAGAACAAGAAGAACAACAAAGGCAAAACAAATGACAGAAGAAGCTAAAGAGAAGGTGTTTCATCCAGCTGATACTAATGGCGACGGCAAAGTTACTGCCGAAGAAGAGGCGATGTACCTTGAGTTTAAACGCAAAGAATTGGAAGACGCAGATGCTATGCGAGATGCGCAAAGGAACATGGCTTGGTTCGCTCTGGGCGGCATGTTACTTTATCCCTTCGCTGTAGTGCTGGCAGATGGTGTTGGTTTAGACCAAGCCTCTAAGATTCTGGGCGATATGGCCGCAACATACTTTGTATCAGTTGCTGCGATTGTTGCTGCTTTCTTCGGAACACAAGCATACAATAAAAAATAAAGGTAGACAATAATGGCTCAGCTGCCAGTAGTAAATGCGATAGAAACCCAGACCGAGAAGGCTGACGAAAACAGAGAAACTCTACAAAGAAGTTTCCGTGGAAGTCTAGGCGCTCTTGGGACTAAGATGAAGGCGCAGACCAATGTGCTAACTGGCATTGCCGTCACCATGGATGCTGCTTACAATATAGACCAGCAGCAATTGTTGGTTGATGCAGAGAATCGCCTAGAGAAAACGCGCAAGGATCAAGCGGAAGCTGATCAAAAAGCCAAAGAAGGTAAAATCGTATCCAAGGTTAAGGGTGGTTTGCTGGCAACGTTGAAGAAGGCATTCCTCGGCGGTGCGATTATCGGCGCTGTTAGTTTAGTTATGAAGCACTGGGATAAGATAAAAAGTATATTCGAGTGGCTTGCTCCAAAGATGAAGAAGTTGGTCAGCATAGTTGGGGATCTCTCCATCACTATCGGCAAATTTCTGCTTGAGAATATTCAGAGTATTGGCATTGCCCTATTTGCTATATGGGCTGGTAAGAAGCTGGCGACTGCGCTCGGCGCGATGAAGAAAGGCTTCAATGCTCTGGTCGATGGATATAAAGGAACAAGAGACGCGCTAGTCAACGCCAAGAATAAAATGGTTGATGGGGCAAAGTCGATTGGATCTGGTGCGAAGAAGTTGGCCGCAGGCGCAAAAGAAATGGGAGCCAAGATGGCTGCCGGTGCCAAGAACCTGATTGCGTCAGCTAAGAATCTTGGCGGAAAGTTAGTCACCAACATACCGATCTATGCCAAAAGGTTGAAGGTCGCTATCGTAACAACATCAACCAATCTGCTTAGTAGTGCTAAGTCACTAGCTTCAGCTGCTAAATCTAAGATTGTCAAGTGGGCAAAAATGCTTGCTGCTGGAGTTATGGCTCTACCCGCACTGCTAGCAGGAGCTGCCGCTTCTTTGGCTCCAGTTCTACTTGCTGCTGCGCCGATCATAGCTGCCGGTGCTGCCATAGGGTTGGTTCTGTTTGGAATGAAGAAGGCATTCGATGACATGCAGGCTACCTTTGCTGATACTGGTTCTATCGGGCTGACCATAACTGAGGGGTTAAGTACATTATTTGCTACTATCGTTGGGTTTGTTCCTGACTTATTGAAGAGCGCGACCTCATGGATTCTTGGTAAGTTAGGTTTCGAAGATGCTGCGGAATCCCTTGATTCATTCAGCATTACTGACTTCATACAGAATGGAATTAGTGGAATCTTTGATAACCTTCGAATCTTATTCATGAAGGCTATCAATGGAATCATCGGGATAGTTAACAGCACCCTAGACTGGATTCCTGGGTTCGGGGCAGAAACTATTTCGCCAGCATTTGACATAGCAGCTGAAGAAGCAATGATCTTAAAGAAGAATGTTGCTAAAGAAGATCGTCGCGCTGCTGCAGATGTTGAGGAAGAAGAAGTTCCGAAGAAGAAGGCATCTGGCTTTGATACACTATCCCCATTAGCCAAAGCTAGGTTAGAAGCCAGCGGACAGCGGCCAGATACCAGAAGTGCTATCGAACCCAGAAAGGATCCTATGGATGGATCTCAGGTTAATGCTAGATCGTCTAAGGCAGGTGCTGCTGCTGGGAACGTAGTAGTGACGACCGTCGCTCCTACTAATATTTCGGCACCTACCTCAACAAGTGTAAGTAGCCAAACAAACATATCCCCTGGGGCTGTTAGGCGCAGAAGGCCGATGCGCGCAAGAATGACGCAATCCTACTCATAAAAAAAGGGGCACCGAAGTGCCCCCAAAGTAGGGATCAATAATTAAAGTTTAATCTTCTTCAGCCAGTTTCTCAAAGAACGATAAGTCATCATCCTCATCCGCTGCGGGAGCAGCTGCTACCGGAGTAGGGGTAGAACCGCGAACAGGAGCTGGTCGCTCAAACGGAATTTCGTCAGAGTCATCTACAGCTCGAGCGATCGGGGCAGTATTACCGCCATCAAGACCAAGCACTCGATTCAACTTAGTTTGTAATTCAGCATAAGACTTGAAGTTCTTACGATCAAGGAACTCAGCTAGTGAATACAAACCTTCATAAGTTTTCTCAAGAGCATCGTCATCACCAGCCAGTAGCTCGCTAGGAGAATCAAACTCAGACTTATCGTAGTTACGATACCCGTCAACCTGACGGATCTTGAGTTTGAAGTCAGCACCAGCCCAGAAGTCGAATGGGTTTACTGGAGTTTCATCTTCGAACGCTGGATTCATCGCTTCGTTCAGCTTATCAAAGATTTTCTTACCATACTGATACAAGAACACCTTACCTTCACTAGAAGGGTTGCTTGGATCTTTAATGATCATGACGTTAGAGGTATACTTGAGTCGGCGCTTTTGCTGACGGGCTTGATCTTTACCAGCGTCAGTACCATTATTCCAGAGCATAGAGTTGTGCTCAGAAACTGGATCCTTTTCGTTGATAGTTGTTAGGGAGTTCTCGATGTACCAGCCGCCCTTACCCTGGAAACCGTGATCGAATAAACGAACCCATGGTAGATCTTCACCTTTTGGTTCAGGTAAGAAACGGATAACAGCATAACCGTTACCTGCTTTATCTACGGTTGGCTTCCAGTAACGATCGTCTCCGCTAGGCTTGGCGCCAGCAGATAACTTATTTCCTTCAGAGACTAGTTTGCTAAGATTATTAGCGCGTGATTTTTTAAGTGATGCGAATGATGATGCCATAGTTCTTTCTCTCTTATATGCGTTGTATTTTAGTATTAAGTTTATTCACAATATATCATAATATTGAACTGCTAGTATATACTTCTTTTGGGGAGAAGTCAACCCTTTTAACAAGTTTATTTATAATATTTTAAAACGATGCCTTTGAGCTTTGGCTTGTCCATCGGAGAGAACTGTTCAAGGAACGGAGAATACTTACTCATCAGATGCAATGCATCATTCAGAATCATATCGTCATACCGTTTCCATAAACGCGAGAACCCAACCAACTTATCAAGTAGAACCAAAGTCTCAATAGATATCCTTCCCTGAGCAAAGTGCCGATAGATAATTGGATGCCTACCGTCAACTGATACGAATAGGTTATTAAACTCCATCTCAATACCCTCAAGATATCCAATATCCTCGGAGAACCTATACGACAGCGCCTCGACGCGTTTCTTCCATTGAGTAAGAACATCTGCTGATGACGTACCCATCATATCGCCAATCCACTTATTGGTCACACTAGTGTTGTTCACATAGTTAGAGACCAAGAACTTTAGGAACTCCTCACGCTTATACCGCTTAGATGCCTTCTCGAAGAAGTATTTGTCCCTGCGTGTAATGTACGCACTTTCCTTTGCGTTAGTCTTGCCATTGTACTTAAAGAAATCATATGAGTCGCGCACGAAGTGTGAGCTGACCGCAAGATAAGTCTTGTAACATTCAAACCCTGACATCATATCGTCATCTTCCATATCAAATAGGCAACCGTGCGCCTTTCGCAATAACATTCAAATCCTGGGCTTCTACTTCTAGCTTACCCTTGATTACAGTATTGAGTAACTTAGCTGCCACCTCAATTTCCATTTCGTTCTTCTCGCACCACCAAACCACTGCGTCAATATAACTCAATCGTTTGTCAATAACAGTTCTCTCAATTATATTCGAGAACTTTGCTGTCGTCATTACTTCTACCATTCATTACTCCCATCTGTAAAAAATATGATCAGCTATCTCGATCGTTTTAGTTTTCGTAACAGCCCAGTCTGGCATCACGTAGTCCGCATGATAATGCGTAGCGCCCTCAGTGATATCTATTATTATACTACGATTGTTCATATAAGTCAATAGCAGCTGTTTAATTTTACCAAACGACTGCCAGTCATTAATCTCATCAGCCTTACCATCACAGTACCAACTGAACTGACACTTATTCCTAATCGGAACTTGTAACCCAGTACGCCATGACTCACGAGTTAAACCCTGTGTCACTACACCCTCTATCGTATTCGGATACCTCCAATCATTGACTCGATTCAACGTAACCATCGCAACTGCTAACTGACCAGCTATGCCTTGATTCCTTGCCTCAAAGTATACGTTCTTTGCGAGCCAAACGATCTCACTTTCATGTACGAACTCATGATTCAGTTCTTCTGAGTAAACGATTGACCCATGGCTCAAGTTCATTGTCGAATAGACCATTACCATCCAGCAGGCCATCAAAATTCCAATCAGCAATCTCATTCTATAGAGTCCTTATAAAGTTTAATCGTGTCAATCATATTGAATATATGATCATCGCGCTTCTCAATAAACACCTGAGCATTCGGCTCGTTCTCAACACCAATCACAATCACAATCTGATTGATCGGTATACCGGTCATCTCCTCGAACATCACACAGTACGCCGATGCCTGTTGAAAGTAATTCCCGATATACTCTTTCTTCTTTAACTTACCTGCCGTCTTATAATCAATCACTGATAACTTACCATCAAACTCAGCGATACAATCTACGCGTCCAGCTATACCAAGATAGTCAGAGTACATGGCGCACTCCTGGGCAACAACTACACCCAAACGATCATCAAGAACCCGCTTAATTGAGTTGAACATCGCACGTACATGGGGGAGGAAAGTTTTTTCGGTCAGGTCATTGTTAACATAATCTTCACACATCTGGTGAACTTCAGTACCACGTCTCGCAGCCTGAGTAGAAATACGATTCGCTTCGGCTTCACCTACACGCCTCCTCCACTCAGCGATACCTTTCTTAGATAAGATACCAAGTACAGTAGTAACACTAGGATAGTATCCTTTGGGGGTGTCATAGTATCGACCTCCCTTCATGGTGGTTGCGTCTATATCTTTAAAATCTATTGTATCATGTTCAAACATAATGGTTTACTTTCAGTCTCATTTAAGTAGTATTATACCTTAGTTCTCACTAAAAGTAAACCATTTTTTTACGTCGAGGTTTTTTTAACTGTAGATACCCATACTATAGCACGTCTCGATATACTCCTTAACGAAATCAGACCGCACTATGTCAGCTGGTTGAAAGTCAATAGTGTCGAATGACTCCATCTTACCAAGTACCTTCAAGAACTGATCAATACCTGACTCTTGATTGTATCGCTTCGATGTGAGGTCATCCTGCTTACCATCACCACTAAACAAGATTCGAGAGTTCTCACCTACCCGAGTGATCACTGTGTTGAGTTCGCCCCAATCTAAGTTCTGGAATTCGTCAACAAGTATGATAGAGTCATCCCACGTAGTACCACGTATGAAAGAGGTTGAAACAAACTGTACCTTGCCTTTCTGTTTCAGTATGTCATATGCGTCACCCCGATTGAACATCTCACTGAACAATGCCCTATAAGGTTCTTCGTATACTTTCGTCTTTTCGGTTATACTACCAGGAAGGAATCCCATATCTCTTGAAGGTACTACGCTCCGTACAATGATTAACTGTTGTTTGTTATCAACCTTATTCATTATATCGCGCATAGCTAGGAACGCTGACAGGAATGTCTTACCTGTACCGGCGCACCCATGAAGAACGGTATTCTTACCGCTATTGTAGGAACGGAATACGTCAGACTGAGTATCCGTGAGTGGGGTTATGTCATTAAGCAGCAAGCCAGACTGCGTAGCGTTTCTCCGATTGGCTTTCTTTTCTTTTTTCTTTTGCCTTCTATCAATATAGTAGTCCATCTCAGCGATATTGGTACTTGCAAAAGTGGATGGCATAGAGCCTCCTTAGTTATTATGGTTAGGTTGTGTCCTCCGAGATAACACGTGTATTATGCTTCTTAGTTATCTCATTGACTTTTGCTTGCTTGACGGTGCGACCGCCTACTTTATCCGCGAGCGCGGAAGTCGGGTGAGCCTCAGCAATACGTTGGAGATTCTCTTTCCATCCATCGTCCTGCTTAGACTGAAGATTTGAGCCTGATATCAGCTTGGGCGCTGACAGTATGACTGGTATTAAGTTAGGGTTATCTTTCAAAAACTGTTCTCTTTCAGCTATCTTCATTAGCTTAGGGATTATTTCGCCAGTCTCAGTATCCTTAAAATCATATAGTGGCATTCGCTTCTTACCTTATTTATGCGACTAGACAATTGAACCAAGACGGTGTAGACCGCTTACTCCATGTCATACTAAATCGCTTCTGCTTAGTTTCGTAGAATCGGCGGTAACTCTCAACCGCGTCTTCAAGTATACACTCTGGGTTACTGCCCATAGCTAGTTTAAACGGTGTTCGGTCTATGTTAGGTATGCTCTTTGGAATAGCGGCAAGTACATGGCGCAACTTGACGTCAGTCATATGTACCTTTCCGTACCGATGGGTATACTCGTCACATAAAGCAACGAAGTGAGTATAGTGCCACTTATAATTAGCACTCGACTCCATGGTCCATACGGTACAGGGATGACCCATGTGTACAGCCTTATATAAAGCATGCTCCCTACCATCAGGCAATTCCCAATACTTACTCATAGTCTTACCTGACTTTGATAGGCGCTTATCCATACTACCATCTAGCATACGATGCGCAGTTGATAACATCTGAGCACTCTCTACTATCATCTTGACTACGTGCTTATCGCACTGCTCTCTAGCAGCTAATACAGGATCTTCGTTCAATATAAAGATATTCATTACTCGTCACCTTCCGAATCATATACCATAGCTAATACTAATGCTAGTACAAACGCGAATACTATTGGCGCCCATTCTATCACGGACGGTTATGCCAAGGCTCGCGATCATGAGAAAACAAATCTAGCTGCTTCTCTGCTTCTTCCCTGACCTTCTCGCCCTGCTCAGCTATATCCGCTTGCTTCTTACCAAAGATAGCATCCCAGTTATCACTATAAGTCTTGTCGTTCTGTCCACTACGACGGCCACTACCCTTACCGCCATGCCAATTGCTACTCTTCATAGTTGAATGATTCCTGTTAATAGAGTTAGTACCATGACACTATTTAGCATGATCAAAGCACGATCTTTCCATGCGATACTCACTATCAACCATAGGCACGCTCCGGTCATACTCAACCACATATCAAGCGCATGGTACTCTTCACCGGCGCTTCTAAATGAGACAGCTAGAACTATTATAACTGAAGCTGCCCACTTAGTCAACCACACCGCCTTATCAATACGCGACTGCCTACTAACCCTTGACACGGATAAACTCCAGTAGCTTGTTCAAAGGCTTGCTATACTGGATATCACGGAGGATCTTACCACGATACTCAGTACGGAGAGAGCATAGGATGTTCTTAATACGCGCACACTCAGCTGGAGTCACTACGATCCTAACACCGTCATCAGTCAGTACACTATTGATGGGCTTGAACTTATGCGGCTTCACCACCTCACGGGCAGAGTCGCTATCCTCGATCTTACCAAGCTGATCCCACATAGACATATTGATGAACTCATTATCAAACGCCTCATCTCCAAAGAATAAACGACTTCCCATACTACTCTCCCTCTATCACTGCTAGAATATCATTCTCACTGATGGATACTGCTTGCTTGCCATCAATCTCTACGATAGTACCTTTGCTCCAATCAACATACACTTGCTGAGTCGGCACTACTGCGGTCACCTCTGGACCAGTTGCGATTACGAACGCCGGAGCATTATGCTTCTTATCAGGGGTGCCTGTCAGGATAATCCCACCAGCCGTTTCCTTCTCCTGGATATTGATCTCTTGTACCAGTACCAAGTTTCTTAACATTCTCATATACTTACCTTCTTCCATTTACGTCTTGATTTTGAGAACTGCTTCATGGGGGCGCTAAACTCAATCACCCTATCAGTTCCCGCTTTTATATAAGCCACTAGCCATCCATTCTTATTGATAGCATACGTGTGGTTAGGATACTCCCACTCAGTGACTTCCTGAAACCACTGTATATCAGTAG